TCCAGAAGCAATAAATCTATCTTTTTGAGTAAGAGCATCACATTCTTGTGTATGACAACTTGAATCTATTTCATTAATTTGTACAATAAACATTATCTTACCCTCCTTGCCGAAATACGTCCAACTCCTTGTGGATTTCCACCTGTATAATTTCCTCTAAACTTTAAATAATATGTAGTGGAAGAGCTGATACTAACACGATAAGGAGCAACAGAAACAAAACTGTTAGCTGCTGCCGTTGGCATAGCTGTACTATCATGAAAATTACTGCCTGATACTATACCAGTGGTGGAATTACCAGAGGCAGTTCCAATTCCTCCTGAGATTCTAGTCATCCCTGTTCCTGTATTTAGACTAAATCCAATATTAACACCAATATCCCAATCGCCAGCAGATAAACTGATACTTGTTAAATCTCCTAATTGACCAGAAGTAGGTAAATTAGTAGCACTTGTAACAACACTTTCAATATATTCTCCAATATATCCAGCAGCAGCAGAGTCGTTTGTATTAGTTCCTTTAAAAGAACATCCAGTGGATTTTATTTCTGCATTTTGGCTAAATCCAGTTGTTGCATCTGCAGTTGCAGCCTGCCCATGTCCCAATCTAATACTTGCAGCAGCTCCAGATGCAAATACAAGATCTCCGTCAATTGCTCCAGTAGAGTAAGGATAAAGTCTTAAAGAATAACTTCCCCATGCTGTATCTGCATTTTTACCCGCTAAAAATGTCCAACCTCTAAAATTAGCTCCAGCTTCTCTTGTATCAATTGTTAAAAGAGCGTGTTGATTATTTGGATCATTTCCTTCAAGATGTAAAGCATCTGTATTTCTTATGGAAGTTGCAGCAGTTATTATTCCACCAAGTGATAATAAAAGAGCCTGTTCATATCTAACTGAATCTCCTGCTCCTGAACCAGCAGCTAAACCAGTAAGTTTATTTCCTCCCATAGCTATATTACCAGCCATTGTGCCACCAGCTAACGGTAATTTAGCATCTACACTAGATTTTAAAGCAGTAATTGTAGCATCTGGAGCATCATACCAGTTAGTCTCACCTGTCATCACTTTAATCTGACTGACAATTTGATCTAGTCTATCTTTAACATCTGTAGCAGTAGAGGCTGGAGTATCAGCATCATTTAATGCTGATTGTAAAGCTACTAAATCTGCTTCAACAGCTTTTATTTCTTCTTTTAAAACATTGTGATGGTCTGCAATTATTCTATGATAAACAGGAGTATTAACACTGTGTTGAACATCAAAAGTTCCATCAAAACCTCTTGTACAACCAGTAAAAGAAGTAGCTGTCTTTCCTGTGTATTTAATTATTTCTGCATCAATAGTGATAGCACCTGTTGACGGAAAAGCTGAAGCATCATTAACATTAACAGTTGCAGCTCCAGCAGCTAATGGATTGTCTGTTAAAGTTGTTGATTTTTGATTTACCGCAACATATAAATCTGAGTCTGTTGAAGCTAAATTTGGATAAACAGCCATATTATCTCTCCTTAAGTCTTTTATATGTACGATTTGCATGACAGTTAGCACATACAATATCGCATTTATCTATTTCTTTTTGAATAGATCTTATTGAATTTGATCCTGATCCTATAGCAGAAGAAACATTAAATCTTTTTATAGTCCCAGGTCTATGATCAAAGTGCATAACCCAAGGGTTAAATTGAATTTTACAGTCCATACATGGTCGTGTTTTAAGGCGGTTAATAATTTCTAACTGTTCTAATCGTCGCTTTTTACGCCATTTATGACGAACTTCTGCTTTCTCTTCTTTTGTAGTTTTTTCGTGTCTCATTTGATTATGAAATTGTAACTTGCCAAGTAACGGAAAGCGAATCTCCGGCAGCTTTATTAATGACATCAAACACTTGACGAGCAAACATTGTACCAGCAACGTTCTCTGAAAATAAAGCAGCTTCAGTAACTGCTCCTGTGTTTACTCCAGGACCAAATGAAGCAATATTCTGCCACACATTTGTGCTTGATGTTAAAGCTCCTGCAACTCTTGAGGCTAATGGAGTCTCTAGATCTGTATCTGTTGACTGTGCAGCAGTCGTTCCTTCTCCAAGACCAATATATTTCATAAAATAATCAGCTTGAGTTGCAGCTATGAGCCATGCAGCCAGATAATTCTTCCCTGCTATAACAATTAGATTATTTATTTCTCTTTCATCTTTTTTATTTCCAGACTCATCAAACAGTTCAAGCTTAATGCGTCCAGTAACTTTTAATCCTTCATTTAATTGCATTGTATTCTCCTTAACTTAATGGTGAGTATGGATTACAGTCTCCCCCAAATGACTCAGGGGATTCGATATCTATTTGATAGCGTCCATCTCCAAGTTGTTTCTTAGACCAACGCCTACCTTCTCCAACATAATTGAAGTAAATTTGTTTTTGCTCTTCTGCTAAGTCCATTTCTTTCTCTTTAGTCCAAGCTTTCCATAAAATATAAGCTGTTAATCCTTCAGATAAACTATTATCTATTCTAACTGATTCTGTAGAAGGAGCAGTTATAGGAAGAGGCTTAGATTTGTAGAATAAAATCAATTGAGTAGCTGATTCTGTATCTGGAGCAGGTAAAATATAAATTTCTTTGTTCCAAATAAAATAAACTATCGGTCTACCCTGAGCATTAGTAGAAGTATCTAGAAAATTAGATCTTTCTTGTACAACTTTTTCTAAATTTCTAGGCCAAATTCTTCTCCAGCTAACATTCCTACTAGAATCTTCAGATTTATGTAAAATTGCTCTTGAACTTAGCCAATTAGAGGGTAAAGGATAGCGAGATATGCCTTGTGTAAGAGAGAGATAGGCAGTATCTTCTAAAAGTCTAGTACGATTAACAAAGTCCAGTTCTCCTCTATTATAATATCGAAGAAGTTCATCATCTGACCAAAATAACTGTGTTCCATATTCTAAAAGTTCTTTTCTTGCATCTGTTATAATTTCACTAACAAGCATGTTCTCTCTCCTTCCTAATCATAGCACCAATATCCATTAAATCATCTTTTTTCATATCTATTCCATCCTTATCATATGGAATTGCTGCTTGTCTTAAAGCTCTATCAATTGATGATTCTTCTATCTGATATGGTTTTTTACGCCCATCTAAAACTGTTGAAAATAAAATTTCTGCTTTATTTTTATTTATTAACTTTTTTGACAATAAGATCATTAAAACTCTTCTCCAACCAGATTTAAAAATATGTCCTTTTTTATCGTAAATAGGAAATTCTGGAGTGCTATTTCTATCAGTTCCACATATATGTTCAATTGAATTATCAGTAATTTGGCATAAAGCAATTGGTTTAGATAAATTAGTTGGAGCAATAAAATGTAATTGCTTATTTAGTTTTTTAATTTTATTTTGAAAATTACTTATAAACATTATGGATGAACCTCTTGAATTGATGGATTTATATATTGAACTGATAAATAATCTATTGAAGGTCTAATTGTAGGAGTTCCACTCATTTCAATTTTAAATTGTATAAATTCTCCTATTGCCCCTAAACTGTCTCCAATAGAAAGGGGACTTCCATAAGAACCCATATCACTTAAAAAATTAGAGGCTCTTGCTGTAATTATAATAGATGTTCCAAAGGGGATAACGGAAGAAAAATCTACAATTCCCCACTCTAAACTAGTAATATTTGAATCAACAATATTTGTTTCATAAATTCCAGATATTTCATATCCAACATTAGATATAACATTTATATTCTCTACTAATGGTCTAATTGAAGAATTAGATGTATATAAAAATAATCTTACGTCTAAAGTATTAGAACCTAATGGAAGTAAATTAAAATTATTTTGCGCATTTATTATAGATGTTGCATCAGTACGAGTTACATCTGATATTGGATTAACCCAATTAGAACCATTCCATGTAAGCCAAGTAGATCTTCCATCAACTGAAAATAATATTCTAATATCTGTATTTGTTGGTTTAGTGTTTGATACTACTGTACTTAACCAATTCAGTATAACTGCTGGAGCAATTTGACTTGCATCTTTAGTATCGATATATAAATTATCAGTAGTTGAATAAGTTACTGGTTCTGATATAAAAATGTCATCTAATTCAACATTGTTTGAACCATCAGATCGTAATAAAGCACGAAATTTAAATGTTCCACTAGAAGCTAAAGATCCTATATTAGTATTTACTTCTGTTATTGAATTTGCTTGATTATATGTATCATTGGTTATTGTCCAAATCGCACCATTCCAATATTTCCATGTAATTCCATCATCTGAACTGCAGTGATAGCGAATACTTGTTCCAGATGGTTTTGTTGCAGTTTCAGTGCACACATCTAAATTTGTAGTAAATAGAAATCCAATATTGGGATAAATTGCCGGATCATTTTGATCAACACCTTCATTTTCAGTTCCATTTCCAGAATTATACCGTTGTGTTACTTCAAAAGCTGAAATTACTTTTGAGTATATTAAAACTTCATCCATATCTCCATTAAAGTATAATCCGTTATTCCAAGCACCAATTCTTAAATTTACACCGACTTGAATTGTATCTGTTAAAGTTTCTGTTGTATCTCCATCATCCAATAAACCATCAATATATACATGCATTCCTGCTGCTGTTATACTTCCATTATAAGTTGCAACTATATGGTGCCATGCATTATCAATAATACTTCCTATACTTTTTCTAGATAATTGGTTTGGTCCATAACTATTACTTAAGTTAAAATAAATTTTACCGTCTGATGCAATATATAAAAACCATCCTCTTGTTCCATTGTGACGAGCCACAATCATTTTTGATGGAGTTGATGTTTTTACCCATGCTTCAATAGAAAAACTATCAGTTCTTGAAAAATTAGCAATATTATTACAGTCTATATATTCATTAATTCCATCAAATCTTAAACCATTATTTAATTTAGCCACAACCCAAGCACTATCTTCCATATTAATACAAGTTCCATTATATCCATTAGGTCCAGAATCAAGTACACTAGTTCCAGAAGATGCGTTCATATGCCATTGAGCATAAACACCTGTTACTCCTTTAAGAAATGCTTTACCATCACTGATTACTATTTTATTTGAATCATAAGTATAATTTGTTGGAGTATTAAAAGTCCAATTTTTATTGGAACCACTTATAGCTTTTAATTTTGCAGCACCATCAATAATTTCTAATTTATTGCTATCTGATAATTCATAATTTTCTGGTGTTTCATAATCAATATCATCATCATTATTATCTTTTTGTTTTAATCTTAATTGGGCTGAATCTCCTGTTCCATTTACTTCTATTGTAGATGGAATACTCCCCTTATCCCAATCTGTGTCACTTGTCCAAATTAATTTATATATCGATCTAAATTTAACATAAAGATTTCTAGCAGCATCAACTAAAAGACGACGAGTATTACCTAATTCATCGGCAGCTAATAAACTACGTGAATTAGATATTGGAGATATTGCTTCATCATCGCCATCTTGTCCAGGTGTTTTAGGAAATTTAATTCCCACGTTATCTCTCCGCTTTAGGAAGTTCTTCTCTCATTTGATCTGGAGTAGCTTTTTCAAATCCAGCTTGAGATGATGCTTTTCCTCTTTTTCTAAAACTAATCATTCCATCATTAACTTGTGTAACTTCTACTGGAATCATTACAGTTCCATAATCTCCAACTTCAACTCGTTCATTTACTTCTCCATAAGGAAGTGTAAATTCAAGTTGAGGACCATCTTGTTTTGGCTTTTTATTATTTAAATCCATATTCGTATTTGGCATAATTAACCTCTTTTTAAATTCTGGCAAGATTGTTTATTGTGGTTATCCTTGCCTTTCAGATAGACTATTCTATCCCCACAGCAAATTAATTATGATGCACCAGATGTTGCAAGTGCATTAACTGTTTTTTGTGCAGTTCCAGCAGTACCACTTATAGTTACTTCTAAAGCATTTAAACCACCTTCAAGAGTATCTCCTGAAACAGTAGCAGCATCTTCATTAGAAGTTTCAAGTGCAATATCATTTCCATCAGGACCGATAGTATCACAGACAATGGTAACTTCATTAGTAGAAGCAGTTGCCGAAACTCCAGATAAAGCATCAATAGCAGCAGCAAGATTTGTTGCTGTAGTATCATTATTAGTTACAGCATTAAAATCTGTACCTTGAACTAATGTGTCAGTTCCAACAATAATTTCTAAATTATCTTGTCCACCACTTAGTGTTGCTCCACTAAGAGTTAAACCAGAACCGACTTTACTCATATCAATTGAATTTCCAGCAGATCCAGCATCAGTAGCATCAACTGTAATAACAGCAGCAACAGCAGCAGCATCTACTCCACTAATAGCATTTATAGCAGCAGCTAAATTAGTAGCTGTAGTATCATTATCTGTAACAGCGTTAAAATCTGTAGATTCTGTTTTTGTTACTTCATTAACTGTAACTGTAGTTGCATTAATACCACCAGATAATGTTGCTCCACTAACAGTTAAATTAACTGCATCAGAAGTTTCTAATGTTATAGAGTTTCCTGAAACTCCTGGATTAGCAGCAGTAATTGTAATTGTGTCATTAAGAACTGTAGCACTAACTTCAGAAAGAGCATTTATTGCATCTTTTAAGCTTGAAGCAGTAGTATCCTCATCTGTTTCAGCATCCCAATCAACACTTTCTGTTAAAACATGACCAGCAACAGTAAGAACTGCTCCATTAGCACCACCTGTTAAAGTTGATCCACTTAGACTAACTTCATCTCCAGTCATTGAGGTAGCCATATCGATACTATTTCCAGCAGTTCCAGTAGCATCAGCAGTAATAGTAACTATTGCACCAACAGCAGCAGCACTAACATCATCGAGTGCATCTATAGCAGCAGCTAAATTAGTAGCTGTAGTATCATTATCTGTTTCTGCATCAAAATCTACACCTTCAGTAATAGTTTCACCATTAATTGTAAATGTAGCACCTGAAAAATCAGGATCATCATATTCTAAAACTTCAATCGTACCTTCAGCAGCAGTTCCTTCTAAAGCAGAATAATCAACAACTACAACTTCTCCTTCAGCAGCAGTAAGATGCATAGCTGCATAATCAGTAATTGTAATTGATCCAGTAGCAGTTTCTTCAGTAGCTTTTGAATAATCTTCA